GGCAGCACAATAACGTTCCCAGTCTAGAGAGTGTGCTGTATCAGCAAAAGCATAAGCTTTTGCGAGAATGCACAAACGACATGGGAGAGCAGTTGTTCGGTTATTGCGAGTAAGCATGAGTGGCTTACTGCGTCCACAAATGCAGAATCTTGTGGAGTCATTTTTGGTAGTAACCTTAATGACCTCAGGAAACTGAGTAGTTTTGTCTCCTTGAGGATGACCCTGAAGAACAGGGGCAGGTGCTTCCTTAGGAACAGAGTACTTCTTCAAAAGATTTTGAAGGAATGTGGTGACTCTGGATGCGTCCTCTGGTGTATAGGGACGACGAGGAAGATATTCAAGGTAGTCATTGATTAGGCCCACACGAGATGTGATGTGGGACCTTTGATAGGCGCAGCCCATACCATCGATGATAGATTCGATGAGGGCACTGGCAGGAAGATTCTTTCCAGGAGAGAATTCTGGATGATGATCATTCTTGGCATAGTGATGCTTGAGTGAGCGTTCCCATGCGTGGCCAGTTGCATGCATGTTGAAGCGAATGCAGTAGCCAATGACTTCTTCAGAAGAGAATTTTGAGTCGTCATGGATGGCAAGACGAGCACTGAGCGCACGAATTTGTGGCTCATCTGAGAAGAGACTAGCGACAGCGAGAAGGGATCGCTTGTGGGATTTGACTGACTCGATATGAGTGGCGACTTCGAATGCCTGATCGAGAACGTGATTTTCATAGTCTGTAACCCATTGATCAAAATCCTTATCATCTGAAACAAGTTCAAATGCAAAGACTTTGTGTTGGGAGAGACAATGATTTTCGATTGCAGTCAAGTTGTTGGCAGTGAATGAGCACTTCAAGCAGTTGAAAGTAGCTTTGAAGTTATGCTCACGGGGAGTGATGATGTTGCCAGCAAATGTCAGTCCAATGCATGCAGGATGAGAATTATCCTTATGCAGGAGTGCAGCAGCTGTGCCCACAATAGATTGTAGGCATGCATGGCACTGAAAAGTCGTGAAGGCACCTGCAGGTGGGATAAGAGTTGCCTTGCAGTTCTTGCGGTGAGTGAGGAAGTTGCGGGGATAGTAGTCTTGTCCGCAACCGCAAGAGAATTGCCATGATTTGTTGCGATTGTTCTGCATTGCAGAGACATCAACATTGTTGATCTGGAGGAGAGTGGGGAAGACTCCAAAGTCAGATTCAGCACAGCGAATTTCAGAGAACCTTTCGTAAGATTCTTTGAAGACACCGAGACAAGTTTTCTGTTCTGGGTTCATTGTAGATTGAGCACGGAATTTAACACTTAGAGTGTTTTCCGGGGTGCCCACCTTAGAGGTAGAGAGTTCAGGATGGCGTAAAAACCAGAACCTGCTCTCAAAGAAACTCCAAGGCTTAACGTCCAGAGCACGGAGTATGACAAATTGAGGTTGAGATCTCTGATTGAGAATGAAATCTCTGATTTTGTCGAAAAATGGACGTCCGTGATGGAAAGCGTCTGAAAGGACACCATCGATCTCCTGTTGATAAATTTCAGGAGTTTGCTCAGTCACCCAGAAAAGACGAGGGAGAATGGATTTTTCATGCAGAGGTGCATAAACAAATTCATTTGTGACACGAGCATGACGAGAACAGAAGTCAAGTTCTTGAGGAGGGTTTTCTGGTTGGAAAACAGTGCCGTCATAGCGTTTTGGTAAGCCGAGCTCCATTCCTAATTCTTTTGCATACTTTTGGAAAGCAGTAAAAGTAAATGGAATAGAAGGATCGGCAGCTAGAACAGCATCGTCGCCATTAGTGAACCAGGTAAACATGCTCTCGATGAAATAGAGTTGAGCATATCCTGAGATAGAACGGGGAATGTTTGAATTTTGTTCTTCAAAAAACCGACAAATGGAGTACATGTGGATGATGTCGTTAAAACCACTGTCTCCGTAATTGGTGGGGTAATAACCACTACCATAGACGCCTCGCAAATAATGGACAAATCCATCAGTGATGACAATGCTAAAAGCAAGTGTGTCATAAAGCGAGTTAAAGACGTTGTTGATCTCAAGAGTGTTATGGCCATAAAGAGGCCAAGTTTTGAGAGCAGCTCTTCGGTGAGCTTCAACAAACACGTCAATTATGTCGGTTTGGATACGCTTGTCATAAGCTGAATAGTCTCCCATGATGATTTGATTGGGATTAGTACTAACTAGACGTCGGTACATTTCAGCAATTTCGAGTTCGGCATTGAAGCCACAAGTCATGTGGTTGTCATGAATTCGGAGATACATAGCTCCAGCCACTGGAATACCAAGAACATAGCGTTGAAACGCAATTTGTTCCATGGCCACGGAGTTGTAAAGACGTGGCATTTTTCCAGGTGGGAGGAGTTCGGATTTGGCACGACCTTCAGTAAGGGTAAAGACCGACCATCCATGTTCTGCAGCTTCTAATAGGGAATCGAAGCGTGCAAAGAAATGTTGACTCCATGGGGTAGTATCACGAGTGAGATGAGCGCGATTGTTGGGAACAGGGATTTGCTTGAAGAAAGCACCCTTGTTCTGTTTCTTCCAGATTTTGGAAAGAGCGATACCGCAGCTTTTTGTGGGATCAATTGGCTGCATATGCTCATAAAGAGGATGATTGGGCTTAAAGCCATTCCAAATTTCGTCGTGATTAAGGGGTTTGTACTTAACAGGAAGCTTGGAGAATTGTTCTTCAATCATTTCAGAATACAGCTCAATAAGATGATGTTTAAGAGCTGGAGGCATGTCAACTTGGTTGACGCACATTTTAAGATATTGTGCCTTCATAATTGAAGGTTTGCCTCTGGAATCAACAGGAAGTTGACTCCTTTCTTCTGGAGTAAAGGCTCCAAGGGAGATGGGAGCAGGATTGCGAGGAGAATCGCCAAATGTGGCTTGACTATTGTCAACAAAACAAGTAGGTTGATAGTCTTTTTCATGTCTTCCACCGCTTTGGCGGTATAGAGGAGGACAGAAGCCAATTTCGACAATACGATCACATTCTGGGAGAGCCAGAGTGTTTTCTGGTTCACAGTGATCAAGAAATTCTGCATCATGAATGAAAAGCATGGGTTTGTTCTTAGTTTCAAATTGTAATTCGGGGAATAGGCAGACTTGAGAAATCACAGATTCGAAACTTTGTGGAGTTGGAACAAGAGTAGTAGATTTGAGATACTTCCATAGACCTTGAGTGAGCAGAGTGCCTCGAGATTGACGAGCACAAATAGAATGATGAATTCCACAGATGAGGCGAGAGCCTGCACGTTGATGGTCACGAATGTAGAGAGAACCACATTCGCC